TGGCGATCTTCTCGCCGTCTGGTCCACGAATAACGGCGACACGCGCAAGGCATCGATGAGCCTGCTGCTGTCGTTCATGCAGGCCAACCTGACGCTGCCCGGATCGCTGACGACGCAATACGCGGCACCGAGCGCCACCGGGTTCTCGGTCACTGTATCGGCGGCCAACACATGGCTGCTGCTGACGCCTACGGCGACATTCGCGGCTGGCACCATCGTGCTGCCGGCATCTGCCGCCGACAAGGCCGAGGTGAGCGTCAACTGCACGCAGATCGTCAGTTCGCTGACTGTCTCGGCAGGTGGCACCACTGTCACCGGCGCCCCGACCACCTTGGCCGCTGCCAACGCCTTCTTCACCATGCGCTTCGATGCGGCAACCAACGCCTGGTATCGGGTATAACCTCATGATGATCCCCTTGCTGAGCGGAATTTTTACCGACAGCACGCCCGACTTTCGGACGGGCTATCCTGTCAACCTTGTGCCTGTGCCGAAATCCACGGGCATCTCGGAGGGCTATCTTCGCCCGGCAGAGGGCATCGTCAAAACGGGTGACGGCCCAGGCTCGAACCGTGGCGGCCTGAACTGGAACGGCGTGCTTTACCGCGTGATGGGAACCAAGCTGGTGACTGTCGCGCAAGATGGCACGGTCATAGTGATCGGCGACGTGGGCAGCGGTGGGCGCGTGACGTTCACCTACAGCTTTGACTATCTGGCGGTTGCGTCTGGCGGGCGGCTCTATCTTTACGACGGCACCACGCTGGCGCAGGTGACTGACCCGGATCTTGGCACGGCTCTGACGGTGGTCTGGGTCGATGGTTACTTCATGACCACGGACGGCGAGTTTCTCGTCATCACGGAACTGAACAACCCCTTTGCCGTCGATCCGCTGAAGTATGGATCATCCGAAGCAGACCCTGACCCGGTGAAGGCACTGCTGAAGCTGCGCAATGAGATCTATGCGCTGAACCGCCACACCATTGAGGTGTTCGACAACACCGGCACGGCGGGCTTTCCGTTCCAGCGCATCCCCGGCGCGCAGATGCAGAAAGGCACGCTCGGCACGCACACCTGTTGCGTCTTTGGCGAGAACATCGCCTTCATGGGTAGCGGCACCAACGAGAACATCTCGATCTACATTGGGGCCAACGGCACGGTGTCGAAGATCGCCACGCGCGAGATTGAGGAAATCCTGGCCGGATACACCGAGGCACAGCTTTCCACCTCGTTCATGCAGGAGCGCACCGAGGGCGCGCACCAGTTCCTTGACATCCACCTGCCGGATCAAACCATCGTGTTCGACGCCGCCGGATCGCAGGCTGTCGGGCAGCCTGTCTGGTTCTTCCTGCGCACGTCGCTGGTCGGCCTCGGTCGGTGGGCTGTGTGCGATGCTGTCTGGGCTTATGATCGGTGGAACGTCTGCAAGCCCGCTGACACCGACGTGGGCTATCTCGACAAGAGCATCGCCACGCACTGGGGCGAGACCATTGGCTGGGAGTTTGGCACGGCTATCGTTTACAACGAAGGGCGCGGGGCGATCTTCCATGAGATGGAACTTGTCAGCCTGACGGGCCGCGTGCAGCCCGGCGCCGATCCGACCGTGTGGACATCGTATTCGCTTGATGGGCTGACCTACAGCGTCGAGAAGCCGGCGCGCGTTGGCAAGCTGGGCGAATACAACAAGCGGGTGGTCTGGCTTCAGCAGGGTTCCATGCGCAACTGGCGTTTGCAGAAGTTTCGTGGCACCAGCGAGGCGCAGCTTGCGATGGCACGGCTGGAGGCGCGGGTTGAACCGCTGGCGTTCTGATGGCAGATCCGACCCCGCTAAACCGCAACCAGATCGCCGCCTTTGTCGGCAATGACCCTGACGCCATTCGGGCGATCGAGCGGCTGTTCAAGGTCGCTGGGCAGTTGACGCCTGCCGACATTGCCACGCTGACGCAGTTGATCGTGGACAACACCCTTGCGCTGGGTGCGGCAGACAACAAGGCAGAAGTGGCACTTTCTGAGGCATTTGATGCCAAACGGCACGCCGATCTGATCGCCAAGGGGCCGGTGCCAGAGGCGAACAATTCTCTGCGCACGGATTATCTGGATTTGAACCTTGCAGCGCCGCATGTCAGCCGGATCGGTCGCTTGGCGTGGAACGATGCCGATCAGACTGCTGATCTCGGCATGGAATACGGCGTGGTCCAGCAGATCGGCCTGGAGTATTACGCGCGGGTCGAGAACATGACGGGCGTCATGATCCCTAACGGCACGGTGGTCGGGTTTGCCGGCGTCGGCGCGAACAACGTGCTTTCGGTCACGCCATATCTGGCAGACGGAACCCTGTCGTCGCTCTACATCCTCGGCGTTCTGACGCATGATCTGCCGGACAGCGGCGAGGTCGGCTATTGCACGGTCTGGGGCCATGTGCGCGGCGTTAATACCAGCGCGTTCTCGGTCGGCGACATTCTCTATGCCAGCCCGACAGTGGCAGGCGGGCTTACCGCGACCAAGCCGACCGCGCCTGACAACGTAATCCCGGTTGCGGCTGTGCTGGCATCTGACGCGGTCAACGGCGAAATATTCGTGCGTCCGACCATAGAGCAGCAGCAATATTATGGCGAGTTCTCGAAGACAGGAACGGTGTCGCCAGCCTCGGCCAACGTCGCTTATGCGGTGACGTGGGACAACGCTGACATTTCTAACGGCATCAGCATCGTGTCTGGCACCCAGCTTACTGTCGTTGACTCTGGCCTGTATCAGTTCGATCTGACGTTGCAGCTTTCGAGTTCAAGCGCCAGTGCCAAGACGGTGCGCTTTTGGTATAAGAAAAACGGCACCAACGTCTCAAACTCCATGCGCCTCATCACGCTGGACATCAACAACGGATACTCTCCCCTATCAATGGCCGAGTTTTTCAGCCTAGATGCCGGCGAGTATATTGAGTTGTGGTGGATGTCTGACGACACAAACGTGTCGCTCTCTACTGTGGCAGCCGGTGGCACCGCGCCGAATGATTATCCAGCCGCGCCCGCCGGATTGATGGCGGTGACGCAGGTTCAGCAATAAGGAGGCCAACATGGCAGTGACACCAAAGGTTCTGATCCCGGCCAAGCAGGCCGAGGCTGTGCAGACCGCGCAGTACACCGCCACGGCGGTCAAGGCTATCATCGACAAGTTCACCGTGACCAACACCAGCGCCAACAACGTCACGCTGTCGGTCAACCTTGTGACCGTTTTGGGAACTGCCGGGGCCAGCAACTTGATCCTGGACGCCCGCGCCATCGCGCCTGACGAGACCTACACCTGCCCTGAGTTGGTAGGCCAGGTGCTTGAGGCTGGCGGCTTCATCTCGACGCTGGCCAGTGCCGCCACGTCGCTCACAATTCGTTGCTCAGGTCGGGAGATCTCCTAATGGACTATGAAGAAATGGAATACGGCCTGCCGAAGATGAAGATCGCCAGCGCAGCCGACAACAAGAAGAACAAGCAGGTGGCGATCGATAGCTGGCAGTTCGGCCCGGCCAACCCGTCGCTTGATCCGAAGGCGAACAAGCCGTTCTGGGCTGGGCTGGCGAAGGCCTGGGACATGAACGAGAAAGAGGCCCGCCGTCGCATGTGCCTCAACTGCGAATACTTCTGCGTTGACCCGATGATGCAGGCCATGATGGAAAGCATCCCGGTGACGGACTATGACGCCTCTGGCGGTGGTCGCGGCTACTGCAAGAAGTTTGAGTTTGTCTGTTCCGCCCTGCGCGCCTGTCAGGCGTGGGATGATTGAGGGCTTGGCAAAATGAAGGATTTGCGCGATACTGCCGACGCTGAGACCAACGGCATCCAGCAGCCACACCGCACCGAGGGCTGCGAGTTGGATAAAGCACTAATCGAACATTTCTCTGAGACGCTTGCGCTGCCCGCAGAGGCAACGCAGTTTCTCATGGACGTTTGGTCGTGCATCCAGCTTTTTGACGATGTGGCCGATGGCGACATGGTAGAGCGTGCGGATCTGGATAAGGTGATCTGGATCACGCTGGTCGGGCTGCACGCCAACCCGTTCTTCGAGGCCAAGAAGGCCGCGCTGCTGCCTGTGCTGTCCGTCGCTATTCTGAAGTGGCAGGCATCGGACAAGGCTGAGCGGATGGGGCAGGCTGACGCGAGATCCTACGTCTGGCGGGCTGGCTATTATGATCTGGTCCTGCTGACGGTTCAGCTTTGTCATGGTGTTGAGGTCGCCACCGCTTTTTCGCATGTGGTCATGCAGATGTATGGCGAGACGCTTGGCGAATATCTAAAGGAGTTCGGCAATGCCTAATCCAGTAACAGGCCTTATGGCCGCAAGCTCTCTCGGCAGTGCAGCGATACAGTCAAGCGCAGCCAAGAAGGCTGCCAGCGCCACAACGCAGAGCGCAGAGGCCGCGATTGAAGAGCAGCGCCGCCAGTTCGACGCCATCCAGGCTCTTATGAAGCCGTTTGTTGAGACCGGCACGACTGCGCTTTCTCAACAGGCTGCGCTTTTGGGCATCGGCGGGGCAGACGCGCAGCGCACGGCTATTAGTGCTTTGGAGCAAGGGCCTCAGTTTCAGTCTCTTGTCCAGCAAGGTGAAAACGCCATCATGCAAAGCGCAGCGGCCACTGGTGGGCTGCGTGGTGGCAACGTGCAGGCTGCCTTGGCGCAGTTCCGCCCGCAGATCCTGTCTGGCCTAATTGAGCAGCAGTATAGCCGTCTGGGCGGTCTGGCAACGGCGGGACAAAACGCTGCCGGAAATCTTGGCACCTTTGGTCAGACGACGGGCGCGAATGTTGGAAACCTCTATGGCAACATAGGTCAGGCTCAAGGCGGACTGGCTTTGGCCAGAGGAAACACATTCGGAAATCTTGCAGGTGATTTCGGCCAGTATCTTGGCCAGATCCAGTCTGGGGCAATTCCTAATCCATTCGGCGGCGGCACCTCGCTTGCGCCCACAACCTCAATTCGCCCGATGGGGAGACCGTACTGATGGTCCAGCCAATTGATTATAATCTGAACGTCCTAAGCCCCATGCAGCGGTTCACCGAGGGCCTGAAGTTCGGTGAGGATCTTCTGACTGCGCGTTTGGCGCGGGATGAAACGCAGCAACTGATGGGAATGCGTGCAGCGCAGGAAGCCCGTGCGGTCACAGCGGAGCAAGAACGTCGTGCTGCCGCCGAGGCAGAGCGTGCGCGCGCAGAAAAGATGCAGGCTGACTTGGGTGGCCTCGTTGCATTGGCCGAGGGCGGCAACCTAACGACAGACGCGATCAATCAGTTCCGTCTGACATACGCGAAAACCCTTGACGATGTGACCAATGTTTTCACGTCTATGGAGCAAGAGCGTCAAAAGCCGCTGAAGGACTTTGGCGTCAAGTCTGTGACGCTTGCGCTCACTGGCAACGCGGCTGCCGCAGAGGCTCTTTATCAAGAGCGCATTGACGCGGCTAAAAATGCTGGCACGCCGGAAGCGATGCAGGAGGCGCAGGCGCTGGAAGCGGAACTTGCAACCCTGAAGGCCAACCCGATCAATTTTGCCACGGCTCAGGCAACCCTGTTGCGTCACGCTGACTACATCAATGATGAACAGTTGAAGGGGCTGCTGGATCTTGCGAAGCAGGGGAAACCCGGCACTGCCGACGTGCAAAAGGCCGAAAACATTGGTGGCATTGCTGTTGTAACAACGCTGACCGACGGCACGGTTCAAATTAAAGATGCCAGAACCAATGAGGTTGTCACAGGCCCCGCTGCTGACAAGCTATTGGAAGAGGCATCTGACATACAGGCGAGAATGGCAGGTGCGAAATCTGGCGCGGCTGAAGAAGCGAAGCTTATTGCCGGGATTAACTTTGGCCGTCTCGCGGCTGCTGAAACTGAAATGGGCGCGCAGGCTGTTAAACTTGGCATCGATGCGTTTGCGCAACTTGGCCTTGTCAACGCCAACATCGCGAACCTCGACCGGGCCATTCAGCTTGTTGAGGAAGAAGGCGCGAACACTGGCGTCATCGCGAACAAACTTCCAAGCTGGAGCGATGCTACCATTGAACTCAAAAACATGCAGAACACGCTCGGCCTTGACGTGATTGGTGCAACCACATTTGGCGCGTTGTCTGAGAGCGAATTGGATTTGGCTTTGCAAACAGCTTTGCCAACAAACCTGAGAGAAGAGGCGCTTGCAAATTGGCTTCGCGCCAAAAAGGCCGCTCAGAAAAAGGTGGCAGGATACCTGACCCAGAAGGCCGAGTTCTTCTCAACTGGCCGTGGCCCGGATCAGTGGCTTGCATTTGTGAGCAGCGGCGAGACAGACGTAAACAAGTGGATGCGTAAAAACCCGCTTGGTCGCGGGGCCGCTGCGCCCACGACAGCCGCACCTACTGGTGAGGGCCTCCGTGCTGAAGATCTGCAATACCTGGAGGGGAATTAACAATGGCCTTCACGGAAGCGCAGCTAAAGGAAGCCGCCCGCAAGGCATATGCCGCCGGCGACACGGCTGCTGCTAAGCGTCTTATTGATGCAGCAAGGGCTGCCGCTGCTGGTGTTACTGTTGAACGACCCGCTGCCGCTGCACCTGCCGCTGCCACCACAACGCCTGCACCTGCCGCCACCGCCCCTGCCACCGCTGCTGCGGCTCCTTCCGGCGAAAAGGTCGTCATGCAGGTCGAAGGCGGTGGCCGTGTCGTGCAGATGCCGTTTGAAGGCACTGAGGCTGTTGATGTCGTAACGGGCCAACAGGTGCCGCGTTACAGCTTCGTCAGCCCCGGCTATTCGACCAACGATCAGCGGATCGTGCAGGGCATCATGCAGGGGCTTCCCGTTCAGGAAGCCATCGCAGCGGTTGGCGGCGCACCTGCGGCCCCGTTGCGTGAGCAATTCAGCCGTGAAGAATTTGCCACCGCAGGGCGCGCGGCTGGTGGCCTTGTCGGCGGCGAAGGCGTGGCCGAGATCCCCGAAACCATGCCGCTTGTGCGTCCCGGCGGCGCGGAGGTTTCATTCCCTGCGCCCGTGCGCGCGGTCGGTGAATATCTTGGAGACGCGGCCATCGCTGCCGGCGGCGCTGGCTCTGGCGCTTGGAATTATGCAGGCGGCGCGATTGCCGACGTGATGGCTTCGACCGGGCTGATGTCGCCGGAGACGGCGCAACGCTTTGCACGCGATTGGGCGGCCTTGCCGGAGGCTTTTGCTGGATCGCCCGGCCAGCTTACCACTGCGCCGCGCCTTGCGGCCCCTAGAGGCGTGCGTGGCGCGCCTGCTGCGGCCCCTGCTGCTGCGGCTGAAGCGCCTTTGATGCTGCCGCCCCCGCCGCGTGCGCTTCCCGCGCCGTCTGCCGCGCCGTCTGCCGTGCGGCCTACTGTTGCGCCGCCTGCATCTATGCCGCCAGCAGCGCCGCCTGTGGCTCCTGTGGCAGCCGCTGCGCCTTCGCCTGCACTTGGTGCTGCAACGGGCGCTGGACCAGCTGCGGCGCCTCCTGGCGGCCCGTCTGCGCGCCCTGCCGCTGCGGCTGCGGTAGACGAGGACGCACGGATCGGTGAGTTGATCCGCAAAGGCGCAGCTTTCGGAATTGGAGGCCGTCGCGCCCGAGATGAGCTTGCCCGTCTTGCAGTAGCAAACCCAGAAGCCAAGGCGGCGGCTGACCGTCTCGGCATCGAGTTGCCCGTTGATGTTCTTTCTGATGTGCGCCAAATCCGTGAAGCGATTGGCATGACTAGATCCATCGGCGGATCGGAGGCCAAAAGAACATGGTCTGACAATCTCACCGACATCACGGAGAGGGCCGACAAGGCAATCACTGATCTGGCTGGCGCAACCGATCTTTCGACGGTTTCTAGTTCCGTTTTGAACAGCCTCGACAAAACGCGCACCCAACTGCGCGGAGAAGCCGAAAAAATATATGATGACGTGGAAGCCATTGTTCCGCCTAGAACAGTATTCCAGCCCAACAACATCGTCATCGCTTTGAACAAGATCATTGGCGACCTTGGCGGCGTTGAAGGCATGACGGATGCTGAGCGTAAGCTGTTCAAGCTGGTCACAAACCCAGATCAGCCAGTCACCTACATGCGGTTGATGCGAGAAAAGGATCAAATCCGCCGGGCGAAGGATGGAGACATTCGGGACAACCCCTATGGCAGCATTGACCAAAGATCGCTTCGGACCATGTATGACGCGCTTGTCGCTGACCAACTGGTCAACGCTGAACGCATTGGTGGTGTCGATCTGAGAAAAAACCTTGAGTTGGCCAATTCTCTTTGGGCGCAGCAAAGCGAACTCGGCGATAAAATTGTTCTTGGCTTTGGCAAGGACATGAATGGCAGCATCTCGCAAAAGCTAAGAAGCGCGATCACAACTGGAAAGAAGGGCGACATTTCTGGCTTGAACAGTATTTTGGAGATCATTCCAAAAGACCTGCGCAAAGAGGCGGTTTTGTCAGCCATCCGTGAGGTTTCCACCAGCACGCAAGGTGGAGAGCGCGGGTTTGGGTTTTCTCAATACACCGACTTCTATTCCAGCATGCGCAGAAATCCTGTCGTTTACAAAGAGATCGTCAAGAACATCGGTCCAGAAGCCGAGGCTGTTCTACGCGATCTTTATGAGGTTTCGCGCCGCGTGACGGATGCTCGAGCCAATGTCATATCCACTGGCAAGGCGAACCAGCCGCTTTATGGGGCTATGGTTGCCGAGGGCCTAGTCGGCAAGGTGTTCTCTTCAACCGCTGGCCGTCGTGCGGTGCGTGCGGCTGGAAGCGGCGGCGGCGCTCTTGTCGGCGGCATTCCCGGCGCAATGCTTGGCGATGCGATAACGGATGCGATAACATCAGGATCTCCTGATCGCCTCAAAGACGCTGGCAAACTGTTCGCGTCAGATGCGTTCAAGGATCTCGTTGAGAAAGCTGCAACCAACACCGTCACCGAGACTTCAAAGCGCCGCGTTCTGGCCGATCCGGCTTTTAGAAAGTGGGCCAAGGCCGCTGACATCGGCGACCCGCGTCTCTGGATCGACGGCGCACTTCTGACGCTGACGGCAGACGAGGGCGAGAAGCCCCAGGCAGCCCCGCAATGACCCTATCCAAACCCCTGCATTTCGTGTTAAAAAACCTCGTGCCAAAAGGAGGCGATCATGACGATCAAAAGTAATGGCGGCGTCTTCGGTCGCAATCCCACGTTCAACAATGTCGGCATTGATGGGACGCTGACCGCCGGTCAAAACATTGTCATGGCAGACGGTAAAGGCATCGACTTCTCTGCCACCCCTGGCACTGGCACAAGCGAACTGTTTGATGACTATGAAGAGGGAACGTGGTCGCCTGTTGTGTGGGATGCTTTAACGGGCGGGAACGCCTGCGGCATGACAGTTGGAAGCGTCACTTTTGGATCTTACACTAAAATTGGCAGAATTGTTAGCCTTCAGGGAAGTTTCCGCATCTCCAGCGTAAGTGGCGTGACCACATCGAACATTGCTTGGATACGCGGGCTTCCGTTTGCACCCGCTGCCGATCAAAACACATACACAGGCGGAAACGTATCCCGCATAAGTTTTGTTGATACACCTGCTGGATGTATCAATCTTGGCATTGCTGTCAGGACCGACGGCAACATGTCAGTAACAACAGGTTTTGACAGTTTAACAGCAGGTGCTTTAAGCATCGCACAAATCCAAAGTGTGAACGCCAACCACTTCTTGGCCTTCAACGTCACATACGCTGTCTGACATTTTGTGACGAAAACCACTGGAAAGGACGCCAAATGCCGCTGACACAACTCGCCCCGCCTTATCCGGTTTTCACCGACAAAAACGGTGATCCGCTCGACGCGGGCTATCTGTATTTCGGCACGGCGAACCTGAACCCGGAAACCAATCCGATCCAAGTTTACTATGATGCGGCATTCACCCAGCCGGCGGCCCAGCCCCTGCGCACGTCGAATGGCTACGTCATGCGGAACGGAAGCCCGGCGCTGATTTATGCCAACGCGCAGTTCTCCGTCACGGTGCGGAACAAGAACAACGAGTTGGTGATCTACAGCCCAGTCGGCTATGGCATCACCCCCGGCACGACTGCCAGCCGCACAGATCAAATGATCTACAACGAAGGATCAAGCGGCGCTGTAGACCGCGTTCTGACTTCGCGCTTGCAGGATTTCGTTTCTGTCAAAGATTTCGGCGCTGTCGGGA